ACCCCCGCTACAATTCGGTTCGGTGCTGTGAAACGCTGAGAGAGATACCGCATGGATGCGCCCATCTCTCCATCCGGTCCACCGGAATGCAATACCAGATGATATGCTGTAACTGTCAATATTTCGATGATACAATATGTTTTCCCGGGTAATTTTCCCGGGATTTTTCATATAAAAAAATCCTATCAATCTTTTGACTGACAGGATTCCACTTAACTATTATATTGCCATTAAACAAGAAGCTGTTTGGCAGGCGTACCATTCTCCTGCGTCTCTCGGGTTTCCCCTGTCAAGCCATCGGCGTGTGGACGGGTACGAAATCCTCCACCTCAAACAGCCTCTTGTCTTATGGTATTTAAATAATAACACTTTTATTCTCTTTTGTAAAGAATTCGTTTATTTCGAATCAAACGGCTCCATTCTTTTTCATTTATTTTCATAAAGGTAATAATGGAATTCTTAAAATCCTTATTATCTTTTGATGTTTTCAATCTGAGAATCGTTTTGAACTGCCTTTCATCTGATTCAATAATTTCTTTCAAAATTAAAGCTGTATTGGGTTTATTCGCTTCTATAATATAGTCTGGATCTTCAACAACTGTTTTCAGATACGCATAATATTGTTCATAGTCATTCGGATGTCTCTCCACTATATGCTGGATTCTTTCTTCTGTAATAATTACTTCATCAGTCGTGATGTCATCCGTTATGCATTCATATATTTTTCGATCTATCCTTCCGACTATATGCATATCTGTTCCTTCTTTCTTATCTTCTTTGGTCATTATAGCAAAACCAAGTGTTTTTTCAATATGTTTCTTCATATATTCTTTATTTTTGCCCCGGGGATCTCCGGGGCTTTTTTGTTGGCCGATTACTGCCGATTACACCACTCCTGCAGGGCGCGAACCATCGCGGATGGATTGCTGATCACACCATCAACCGGTGTACCGAATTTACGCTGCATCGCGCGGATGGTCTGCGGTCCGATGTAGCCGTCAGCGGTTACTCCTGCCCATCTCTGCATGGCCTTGATCAGATCGGAGCCGCCGGACAGTTTACCAGACCATTCGGCCGCCGCGATGCCAGCGCAGTATTTTTTGTTGCTCGTGGGCTGATTACTGATTTTCCCGTCTACGCCAGTTCCGAAAATCTCCTGCAGACGACGGGTCAGCTCCGGTCCCCATACTCCATCAACCGAAATCGCTTTTACGGTCGATTCCTCTTTCGGAGCTGCTCCGCCGTAAGTACAATACTTAGTATGGCAGTTAATCCAGCCCGCGCCGGATAACAGCCGTCCCCAGCTTGTATTTTGGATCTCTGTTACCGTATAGCTGCCCTGATCCGTGATCATTCCAACGATACGGCTGTCTGCATCCGGTTTCTCCCGGATATTCAGATCAGTATTGACTCGATAGATTCCTGGCTTGTAGGTTTTCTCTCCGGATACATTGCCGCTTCCGGAAGAATCGGAGTTTCCGTTACGAATCAACTTTTTGAATCTCGTCCAATCACCTCTTGCATTAATCTGCGATGGGCAGTTTTTGCTGCAGATATCAAGATGCCGATAGACTCTTGGTGCTGGAATACCTGTTTCTTTCATAAGATATTTCACCAGCTCCACGGTATGCTGAAACGCCTTTTCGTAATTGTATCCGCCCTGCACACACATTTCTACGCCGATACTGTTTCGATTCCCGTAAGTTCCAAACAGATTTCCGTTTCCGTAGTTAATGCCGACATGCCAGCACCCGAGATTGTGCGGTGCTGCCTGGTAGACAGTTTCTCCATCATCCGTATAGTAATGAGCTGACATACCCGAAAAATCACCGTCATGCTGAGCAATAGCATGGGCTCGAGCATTGGCGGTTGGCTCGAAATTATCCGTGTTGTGTACTACGATACACTGCGGATTATTGGTCGGGTATGTGTTCTGATTACTGATGTAAGTTCTATCAATTTTCATATTTACTCCATTCTTCCGACGAATTGCGCCGGCGCAAAAAAAGGACGGGCATTCGCCGCCCTCACTCTGTTTTCTGTGTCTGCTTGATAATCTGATTCACATAGTTGCTCAGCCCTGCGACGAGGATTCCCTGCGTGACCGCTGTAAAGACTGCCATCGCCGCCTGCTGGCCGGTGCAGACCTCGCTGGTGGCCAGTACCCAAACGGCGCACAGCACGATGCTAACGCCGCCGAGAATCAGCGGGATGTACTTGTCTTTTACGGCCTGCGCCTGCTTCAGTCCCATGCCCAGAAAGTACAGAGCAATAGCTACAATGATCAGTTCCGGTTTCACATAATTCATAATCTGTTCCATAATTAATCACCTTTCTTTTTGATATGTAATTCATCGATTTCCTGCTTCATTTTGGTCACCATACCATTCCCGCCTAATGCATGATATGCCTCGTACATTTCGCAGAAATTCTGATATGCGTACGACGGAATATCACCTAACTGCGTGTACTTGCTGTGGTACTCGATCAGCTGGACTCTGAGCAGCAACATGGTTCCTTTGCTGTTCGCATCACGATCCCTTTTCTGGTTTTTCAGGAGCCAGACGATGTACCCCAGCAGCACAGGGAGTGCTATAGTATATGTCTGCATTAAAAATTCGTTCACTGCTCTGTCTCTCTTTCTTAAATATGGGTATAAAAATAAAGCCGTTTCCGGCCCTGCTCGAATCTCTGCTGTTTGGTTAATATGTAAATTCATAATCATCTCCATCCCCGTTTGCAATCAGCTTTAACGTGTGTTTTTTTCTGTCTACAATGAAATAATTCCCTGTAGACACAAAGTCGTACGTCGGATGCCCCATAACTGCTCTCGTTGCGATGTGGTTGATTCCGTTCACGATTTTATGGTATTTCACGTGCGTATGACCATAGATACATGCGATTACTGTATTTGAGCCGTTTTTTGTATAATCGAACGTTACGGATGCCTCAAAGTCCTGCGTCGTATTTGTGACAGTTCCTTTGGTACTCTTTACAAATCCCTGAATAATATCGAGCATCGCCTGACTTCCATGCGCCGGCAGTACCACACCGCCTTTTCCACTGACTGCTCCTGCCGGAAACCAGAGTCATTCTGTGCGGAATAAACCAGTTTATTTGTGTCTTCGTCTAGCGCCGTCGGCAAATCAAGCGTATTCAGAACAAATACACGAATCTTTTTATTTGGAATATCGTAATACCCATAAGACATTTCAAGAAAATCTGCATTTCGTTTCGCTTTTTCAGAATCCTTATTACTCAGAATTTTATAAAGCGTTTCAATGCTGACAAATCCATTTTTGTAATCTGTATACATGGTATTGTCATCATGATTCCCTTTTGCAACGATAACAGGTGCCCCTTCTGTCTGGTCAATCAGCAGACGCACTGCTTTCAGTGCTTCTAATGCCACAGCCTTTGGTGTCTGTGAAGAGTTATTCAGATAATCGCCGCCATACACACAGAGATCCACCGGATATGCACTGCTGATAGAGTTGTATGCTGCCAGCTGCCGTCGAATCTTAGTTGCAGATTTGGCAATGTTCTCCGCATCCTGTCCAGAAGGGCAGCTGATGTGCAGGTCTGTCAGAAAGGCAATCAACGCAGTATTTGGATTCCATGCCGCTTCGATTGCAGCTTTTGTTACATTCAATTCCAGTTTCCCAGCAGAATCAAGCTCATTCTCTCCAAGAAGAGTTTTCCCCTGTGTAGGAGCGGTAACCTGTTCCAACATTTTTGATATCACCGATCCTGCATAAATAATATTCACTTCTTCTATATTAATTGAGGATGCATATACCACAGTTCTGACATACCACCCGACCTGAGAATTCTGAATCTTATAGAAACCTTCTGATGGCAACATAGCCGATGCACCAACAAAACTCTTGTTTGCATCGTAAAAATAAAATGCGCAGAGATAACCAGCTGGGTTTCCGGAAATTAATACCGTATCCCCCGAAGTGATTTTTTGATATCCAGTACTTCGGATATATGCAGTGTCGCCCGTATCTTTTCCTGTCGTTTCGCTTATATATCCTCGCTCCCAGGAAGTAAAAAAATGATCTTTGTATTCCAACAAAATATTCGTTTGTGCCTTCTGAAGATCAGAAATAGTTTCTTTGAGTCCGGAAATTTCAGAAGCATTTTTCCCCACGTTGGTATTCATCTTTTGCAGGTCGATACCTTCCGCGAGAGAAATTCCGTTTTTATGTAAGTAATCGGTAATAGCTGTATTGACTTGTTCATCTGTAGCTACGAACTGTAAAAGTTTTGCAATTACTACGCCATCTTTTGTTATGAAATTATATCCCATTTTTGCTTCTCCTTATATGCTCTGAATGCTGACTGTTTTGGCAAAAGCTTCTATATAGCTATCATCCCAGATGGCATAGCTTTTTCGCATAACCTTAATTGCAAAACCATCATATTCCTTTGCTTTTATGGTCACTGTTCCACTACAGTCTGTCCAAGCAGCATCGTGTGCTGTTAATTTCCCCTCCTTATAATAATATACCGTGTATCTATAAGCATTACCTCCTGTCATAGTAACCTCTGTATCTACCGGTGTTGCAATATATGCAGATGCTATACGCATTTTCTGTGAATCTGTAGTTCTACTATATACACCCCCAACTGTATCTGATATCAATCCGATCTTCCAATCAAAGTCTGCATAAACATACTCCTCCACCGTAATATCCGACGTCGCCCGATAGTTTCCGCATACCGCCAGAATCTGCACAGTTCCCGACTTTCCCGTCATTAACACGGTTCCGTTTGATACCGTTGCCATCTGCTCGTCCCCACTAAACCACCGAATTTTCTGTGTGCAGTCGATCGGCTTAAGCGTAGCGATCAGCTCAACCGTCGCCTTGCCATATACAGTAGTTTTTTCCGGTGTAAGCGTAATTCCGGTGCAAATGGTCTCATTTGCCCGAAACTCATCCAATAAAATACTGTTAATCAATGCATCTCCCAGATAAAGTCCCAACGCCTGGTTTCTTGTCTGGCGAAGCTCCAGCTTTGCCAGTACCTCGCCAATAATCGCATCCGTTGTTATCGTTTCCGGCTCATCGACTTCCTCATACAGAACGAGATTATTCGGGGTGAAAATCCCATCAATTGTATTCGATTCCAGATATTTATCAACGGCATTTTGAACGTCCTTCGGGGTCAGTGCCGCACTGATATTTTTTGCCAGCTTTGCAATACTTTCCTTTACCTGCTGGATCTGATTTCCTGTTGCCTGAGCGTCAGCGGCCATGCCGGCCTCTGAAAGGGTGGTGTCAACTTGCACGGTAGATGCAACCGCCTTAATTTTTCGAATCTGAGCACGTACCGCCTCTCCAGCGCTGGAATACGTTGTGCCATCCTCACCGACACGAACATCCATCAGTTCCGCATCACCAGATGTTGATCCGGAAGGCAGCTTTACCAGAGCATCCAGCCGGGCTGTATTAGTCTTGGTCTGATCATTCAATTCATTGAGCGATTCAACAACATTTTTATTTTTGGTTTCCAATGCACTGATTCTTCCAGTTGTGATCCATTTAAACAGATTTCCAAGTGAAAATTTCTTCGTAGCCTTACCGTATCTGTCATAAACAACGGCGATGTCTTCATCTTCCAGACCCGTTTTTTCTGCATATTCCTCAAATCGTGGCATTTTGCTCCTCCCCTTTGTATTTCTGTAATCTTTTTTCAAGAACGGTTACCTTTTCACTTAATTCCTGAATTGCTTTGTAGGCAACACCAAGCGCACTGTACATATCAACACTGCTTTTGCTTTCATCTAAGATATCATCTGCCAGATTGTAACCTTCTCCGATTACAAAACCAATATGTCTTCCACTTTCATTTTTTGGATGTTCCTTTAACTGATAACGATATACAGTGGTTTCTAAGATTTTTTGCAATGCGCCATCTTCATAACTGTGAATGTCTTGTTTCCATTCAGCTTTGGATCCCGTTACCCAGGACATTGCCTTGCAGATACCATCTTCTGTAACAAGAAATTTGTAATTGTTTTTGTTAAAAGCACCTTCTCCGTTCCAGCCTCCCCAGAAAGCCCATGGACCATAGGCACCAATTCCATTTAGCTGACTGCCGGCAGTTTCCCAATACTCAGCCGGTTCATCATATACCGTTGTTTTTTTGATCTGCCATCCGCCCATAGACAAAAATACATCTTTGTTTCCATCAATTTTTCCACTGGAATCATAGTTAAAATATTCGCCTAAACTAATCTTTTCTGCCTGTTCAATACGGAAGCCGTTTTTAGACAAGGATCCAATTACATTTCCATTTTCATCATAAACCTGCAGCTCTCCATTGCCATTATTTTTTCCGCCGAGCTTTAAAACACCGCCCAGTGCATAAGTGAAATTCAAATAGAGCTTTCCATCTTTCATGTACACGCCCTGCTCCACTCCATTATTCGTCAGGCGATTGAAGATCTCCTCCTGATTCAATTTCTTATTCAGATCATCTACTGCCGTATTATCTGTGTATTTGTTTCGTTTCTCCCAGTCATCCTTCTGATATTTTCCTGTTTCCCGCTTAGCAATGCAGACAAGAATTTCAGAACCCGTAAACCAAGTGTCTCCAATATCGTACGGCGGTACAGGTGTATTGACAAAAATCTGCGCCTTGCCATCGATCATGTCAAAGACCTCATCCGGTATACTCATGCTGACCCAGTTTCCATCTTTGTACATATATTCTTCGTTCGTTGCCGGATTATGCCACAAATCGCCATTGTGCAGCCGTTTTTCCCGCTCCCAGACAGTGGCAAAATCCTGCCCATTTTCATCTACAACGTGATCCCCGTCCTCGTCTAGCAATGGCTCATTTGCACTTTTCTCATTCCAATTCGCTGCCGGATCGGATTCCTGATACCAGGTTTCCGCTTTTTTATCAATAGATTCGGTAATTTCAGTCAGTGCATCCGAATATTCATTCTGAATAAAATCTTCCAGTGCTTTATTTGCAAGATCTTTTGCAATATCATCAACGGTTTCTCCCTGCAGTGTAAACGACGTTGCACAAATACGGACCTCTCCCGTCTCTGCATTCATGTATACCGTTTCTTTGCCGGATCTGTCTTTAATTACAAGTTCTCCGCCAACACCCCAGCTGAAGTTGAGCCCGATTGTGCTTATGATCTTCGTAATTAGTCGGCCATCCACCGAAAGACCTGTATTCCACGTTTTTCCCCCATCTGTCGATACACCGCAGGCCTCTGCGGTCATTTTCCAGATGATATCGGAGTCTTTCAAATTTGACTTGTTATGCCAGTAAAAGATTTTTCCGCCATCCGAATCTTCCTCTTCGGTCGTATACAGTCCTGGAGACTCATTGAGGCGCTTGCTCAGTCCTTCCAGCTCGTTTTCCCACTGAGTTTTC